CTCTTCATTCACAAAGACGACGCCCGCCCCCTCAAGTTGACAGGTGACAACCGCCGATCCTAAAGTTGTCACCTGACAACCAGCCAAGGAGGGCACCATGCGACACGTTTGGGATCGGCTCTTGGAATCTTTGCTCTGGGTCCGCGTCGGCCAGGAGCTCGGGAGCGACAGCGACCTCGCTCAGACGATCGCCGGCGGCATAGACGCCGCGATCAAGATCGTCGGCCAGTTGGTCGGCTAGGCTCGCCGTGCGTGCCGCACCACGGCGATGATCGACCGCATCGCGATCCGATTCTCGGCGGACGCAAACCAGAGATTCGCGTACTCGATCACGCACCCGCGGAGCACGAGGTCGAGGGCCGCTGTGTGGCTGGGCTTGATGCCCCACCGGGCCTCGATCTGCTCGCGGACCCTGGCCGTGATCACCGGCAGCGCGTCGAGGATCTTCCCGCCGATGGCGTTGGAGTCGACCTTGCGGGCGTAGTCAGCCATCGTCCGCTCCGGCCACTGCCGGCAAATCTCGTCAACGATAACGTCGCAGGTGTGCTCCAGGGTGGCACCCGACGGCCCGATGAACTCGCGGACGGTCGCCCGCAGCCCCTCAAGCGTCAGCGTGTCGAGAGCGTCGCCCACCGTCACCTCCCGCCCGTGGGCTTGGCCGGTGAAGCAGTCGCGGGCGACGCCCCCGAAACGCATTTGCCATCGGGGCACCCGGCCCCCTTCTTGCACGGGCACGACGGCGGGCACGGGCAGGGCGTCCGGTGGCCGTCGCCGTGGACGATGTAGCCTTTGCCGCCGCAGTCGGAGCAGCACTTGCCGGGGGCCGGCGTCGGGGCAGGCGCGGGGGCCTCGACCGCAAACCCGGCGTAGGCCACGGCCACGGCCGCAGCGGCGCGGGGCTGCTCCTGGTCGATCGCGGCGGGCTCGGCCGCGAGGCTAGCGAGGAATGCGAGGAATGAACGCCACATGGCTACCAGCCTCGGGAGTGGTCGAGGAGCGGTTGCCCGTCGTCACCGACGCGAGCGTGTACGAGGTGCGATTCCTCGGGCGGCGTCTCGGCCACGAGGGCGATCCATAGGAAGCTCTTGGCGGCGCGGGCGATCCACCGAAGAACCGGGCGGTCGGTCTGCGGCCTCGGGTTGACGGGCGAGGCCGGCGAGCTCGACAGCCACCAGCCGGCGGCCATGCAGGCGAGGCACAGGATCACGAGTTGGCGATTGGTAAAAGTCATTTAGAGCCCCAACGAGAAATCGAGGAACTGATTGCGGATCGGGAGCCGCGTGAGCGTGTCGACGGCCGGCGCGAGCCAGTCGCCGTGGTGGATGTCTCGCCACTTAAACCCGGTTTCGACGGAGCCGATGGCCCAGGCGTCGCCGAGCATCCCCTCGACGACGCGGCGGCGTGCCCAGAAGGCGCCGGCCGGAAGGTCGTCCGGGTAACGGTTGGTCTGCGGGCCGATCCAATTTGGCCCCCAGGAATTGAGGATCGCGATCAGATCGTCGGGAGCGCCGTTGGCCTTGTAACGGACGCCGACCGCTACCATCTGGTGCATCCATGTGCCCTGAGCCTCGGCGATGCCGCTCGGCCCGAGCGTTGACGAGAAGCCCTGCGAGCTCGCGAGCGTCACCGGAAAGCCCGCCTCGATCGCGGCCGTGAGCTCGGCCCAGTTGCGGACGGCCACGACGTGCCGGCAGGGGTGCCGCTTGGCCTCGGCGTCCATCTTGCCGCCGTCGGCCTGGCCTCCGCAGCCATAGGCTCCCCAATCCTTTTCGAGCTTGGCGTCGTAGGTGGTGAGGTCGACGCTGGGGTATGGCTTGCGGTAGACGACGCCCCACTCTCGCAACCATTTCGCGGCGGCGAATCCCGTGGACCCGTCCGACCAGCCTGCGAACGTCTTGCCCCTGGCTTCGCAACGGCTGCCGCCGTAAATCGCTTCGGTGCTCGGGGCGAGTGGCGGCTCGCTCGCCTTGCCCAACTCCCAGTCGATCGCCTCAGCGATCCAGACCGCGTGCATGGCACCCCACGCGACGCATGAGCCGTTTAGTTGCTTGCCGCATACAAAGGGCTTGCCGTAGCGGGCCTGGTGGGCACGTTGCATGGCCCGGTATAGAAACGTGTCGCGGCCGGCAGCCTTTTGCATCGCCTCGGGGGCGGCCTGCGAAAAGAAACGCTCGTTGCCAAGCTCGGCCAGGAAGGCACGCGCCCCCTCTGGGTCTGGCGTGTACCCAAACCGCCCGCCGACGCTGTTCTCCAACGTCACCCACGAGCGGGCCGCGATCACCGCCGCAACGAACAGGAGCACCGTAGCGGCGAAGATCCGCCACGAGCGGTAGGGCTCATCGTGCCGCATCTGAGCACGCCCTCCCGAGCTCGCGGTAGGCCGCCACCCACTTCGACCGCTCCTCCGGCGAGACAGGCCCGCCCGAGGTGCCGACGACCCGGTCAAGGTATTCGTGGATGGCTTTCTTGACGTGCGGTTGGCGGGCACCAATGGAGTCGCCGCGGAGCCGGGCCTCGCGGGCGGCGACCCGTAGGTCGTCAAACGCCACGCCGGATTTCAGACGCGGCCCGCCTTCGCGATCGCCGTCGGCCTGGATGCACTCGGCGAGCTCGTCGCAGAGGGCCGCGAGCTTCGCGGCGTCAGCGGCCGCCTCTGGGCCGATGAACAGGCCACGCATCGAGAGCCCGCCGTCGGGCTGCGGGGCCGGCGTGGGGCCGCTGCGGCCCTCTAGCATCCAGGCAAGCAGGCAGCCGGCCACGAGGCAGGCTGCGAGCGTGTAGCGCGTGCGGTCGCTCATGCGTCGCTCCCGGCCACGAGGGCCAGCGTGAGCGTGTCGATCGCCGCCTTGGTCTTGTCGTCGAGGGCCTTCGTCTGCACCAGGCGGAGGCGGACGTGGGCGAGGTCGGCGATTGCCGTCTGATAGGTCGGGGCGAGGTGCGGCGGCTTCGTCGCCGCCTCCGACGGCCCGAGGATCACGGGCCGGGCCTTCCACGCGGACGGACCGAAGAGCAGGGCGGCGGCGGCCCCCAACAAGGCGACGTAGATCATGCGGCGGCCTTTCTGACCAGCGGCAACAGGGACTCGATCGCACCCGAGGCGACGAGGAGAAGCAGTTGGCGGGCGGCCGGCTTGACGATGAGCCACACCGGCCAGGCGAGCGTTGGGATGCAACGGTCGGCGACGCTGTCGAAGAGGAGCCCGACGGCGTTCAAGACGAAGACCTTGCGGTCGGCCCCGTCGACCGGGATCGCGTCGGCGGCGGACATGGCGATCTTGAGGAGCGAGACGGTGAGCTCGGCAAACTCCGAGACCGTGACGCCACCAGCGGCGGCGCTCTTGGCGGTCGCCACGAACGCTCGCACCTTGTCGGCGAGCGAGAGGAGGTCAGTCGTAGCGGCGATCGGTGCGGATGAAATCATGCCTTGACTCCTACGACGTAGACTTCGATGTCGGCCGCGGCGGCCCCGTTGTTCGTGATGGCGAGCACCTTGTTGGTGGTGGTCGTCGCAAGGCCCGCGGCGAGGTGCGTCGTGTAGAGGACACCCTCGGGGCCGATGGCGATCGAGTCCGCGGAAAGGGCGGTCCAGCGGTTTGTGACGCTCACGCCGGCCGAGAGGCTGGCGGCCGTCGAGCGGTTGCGGATGAGGAGCACCTTGACGCTCGCGAGCGACAGCGTGCCAGTGCCACCCATGAACACGAGCGGCAGGGCTCGGAGGTCAACGTTGGCCGTGCCGCCGGCCGCGATTGTGATCACGTCCTTGTAGTAGCCGTTTGCCTGGCCGGCGGCCGTGCCGTCGGTCAGCGTGAACGGAATCAAGGCCGTCACCGAGTCGGTGAGGGCGGTCGTCGAGAGCTCGTCGACCCACGACGGCACGACCCGCAGCGTTCCGGCGAGTGAAAAACTAGCTGCCACTGCCGCTCCCTGGCGCTGCCGTAGAGGTGCCGATCAGAAACAACGAGTACGTCACCGCTGCCGCGTTGGGATTCGAGATGCGGATCGTCGAGTTGGCGGCCGTCACGACCCAAGCGTCGGTCTGGTTGACGGCGCACCACTCGGAGCCCGGCCCGACCTCGGCGGCGTAGACGGCGGTCGGTCGGCCGGGATCGACGCCCACTAGGAGCCGGCGGCCGGGAGTTGTCGACTCGTTCACGACGCGGATCACGCGAAGTTGGCGAAACACAAACGGCACCGTAACGCCGAGCGCCTGTTGCTCTAGGTTCAAGAGGTCGAACGTCTCGATCGTGCTGGCCGGGATCGTGCGTTGATCGGCAAACACAAGGTCAGCCTCGCCAGGGCCGTCTCCGTCGGTGATCGTGTAAGTGCCGCTCGCCGTGCGGCGGTTGACCACCGTCCCGACCTCTTGCGTGTCGGTGCGATTCCATACGAGCGTTGTTCGCAGGGAGCCGGTGAGTGTGTCGGTGACGGTGTCGGCCATTTCAGATCAACCCGAATTTGATGGCACGGCGGGCGGCCTCTACGGTGCAACCCAGTTGGAAGGCGACGAGCTCGATGTCGGCGGTGTTCGTCGGTTGCGGCCGTCGGCTCGTGACCTTCCCCCAAAATTGCTGTTGAGGCGTGTAGTTTTTGGCGATCGACGCGATGTCGTCGGGGGCGGCGATCGGCTCGCGCCCCTCGGCACCGCCACGACGGAAATGCGCGTACGCGATCACGCCGTTGAGGGTAGAGGCAGCGAGCCGGCAGGCGCAGGGGCTATGCCTGCTCGCATTCGGCGAGGCAGGCGGCGTAGCCGGCGATGTCGACGATCTGGTCTCGGGTTTTCGTTGGCCCTAAAAATCGGGCCACTTTGTCGAGGGTCATGATCAGTGCCCAATCGCTCGTAGTGAGCGGCCTTTTGAGCACGTCGGCGAACGCGGCGTTGATCATGCCGACCGTGCGGGCGAAATGTTTTTTCGGCCCGCCGTACTTGGGGCGTCGGTCTCGCACCTCGTGCATCGTGTCGCGGAGCAACTCCTCGGCGGCGTTGGCTGGCTCCTCTTCGGCCTGGGCAGCAAGGATGCCGTCGCCCGTGAGCCGCGGCTCCTCGTCGTGGAGCTCACGCTCGCCGCGGAGGATCCAGTCGACCGGGATCGTGGCGGCTGGATCGAACGTCTCCTCGGGCTCGGGGCTTTCGCAACACGCGGCGTCTGCGGCGCACCCTTGGGCGAGGCGGGCCTCCACGGCGGCCCGCAGTTCGTCGTTGGCCTCTTCGAGCGTCGTACTCATGCGGTCGATTTCCTTTCGTTGGTGGCGGATCAGATTGAGAAGGCGGATAACGTCAGCGGCGAGGGTGCCCGATGTGCCGGTGTAGGCGCCGGAGAAACGGCGGGCTCGGTATTCGGCCTCGCGGAGGTAGGTTTCATCGAGCATTGGCAGCACTCGCTACGAGCATCCCGGCCAGCCCTCCGGCGGCGTCATAGAACCATGTCTCCATGGCCTGCCGTGAGCCGATGTAGCCTTCCTGCGAATGCCAGTCATCGGGAGGGCAGATGGCGGGGGCGATCCTCACGACGACGCCGTCGACCGTGTCGATGCCGTCGGTATCCACCACGCGGCGCATGCGTGCGGCCTGCTTGTGGAGGTGCCCGGTGTGAATCTCCCGGTAGCGGCAGCGGCTCCAGGCGGCGGGCACCTCCAACGCCATAAGCGCCGGCAGTTTGGCCCGTGCCTTGTCGCCGTGAGCGAACCCGATGAGGTTGCCGCCGTGCTCTAGGTATTGGCGATGCGTAAACGCCTGGTGGATCGTGACACGTTTGTCGGCCTGGAAGTGGGTGGCTAGCAACAGGCGAAACCATGCCGTCATGGTCTCGTCGTGATTGCCCGGCACACAGACCACGTCGGTCGGGCACGTCTCGGCAGATCGCTCGACGAGATACGCCGCCGCTGCCGTCCCGGTCTCGATCATCTTTTCAAGGCGGCCGTCGCGCTCTAGTTGCGTCCCGCGCGTCGTCTTCGCGTCGGGCGTGTCGTAGTGGTACACGTCTCCGAGGAACGCGATCGTCCGCCGTGCCGGCTCTTGGCGGTCGCCGGCTTCAATGAGCCGCAGCCCGGCGTCTCTGACCAGGCGGTCGGCATGATCGAGGTCGTAGTCGTCGCCGCCGGTCGTCTTGCTCCAGGCGTATTTTCCGAAGTGCGGGTCGGC